TAAAGCATTTATAATGGATAAATCTGTAACTCCATTTTTCAAAAAATAATCTATAGGAATTATATGGTCTATATCCCAGTGTTTTCTGTTCTCCCAATTCATACCATCTTTGAATTTACTTTCTATATTTTCTTTTAATTCTACGGAATTATATCCTAACAAAATATAAGTGGAATTTTCTTTTTGTAGGTTTTTAAGTTTAAGAACCTTTGCAATACTACAATAACAAAACTTTCTCATTTTAGCGTGTAATTCTTTGTCGGGATTGTATCTAGGGTTGTTTTTACCTGCCCAGTGTTTTCTAGCCCAATCTTTTTGTTTTTCAGAACCATTTTTACCTTTCAGTGAAATAGAATTTGCTTTACCTATCTTGGCTCTCCACTCTGGTGACATAACTCTACCAGTCATAGCTTTACGCATTTTCTCTCTTGTCTCTTGTTTCATCGGTGGTCTGGTTTTCCAAGCCTCTCTTAATTTAGCTTTATGTTCTTCTGAAAAGTTCTTCCCGAGAAAGACTCTTTTATTTGATTTGCTCATTTTTAATTTTGTCTCATCAGATACCTTTCTACCAGTCAAGGCTTTTTTAAGTCTTGATTTATGTTGAGCTGTTTGTTTATATCCTTTAATGAATGGCATAAATTTATTTTTAAGAATTTTGCAGGGAATACCTGTAGATAATTGTGGTGTCAACGTTACCTGTTTTTGTAAAATCAGAAACGTTTTCATCTCTAATCAAAGCCATTGAGAATGTTCTATCAGAGCAATATGTGCTAAATGTATAATAGGTATCGTCAGGAATATAGACGTTAGGTGCAAAAAAGGTTATCTCCATTTCAGTATTTGAAATCAATGCCCTAGTTGCAATTTCAATATCATAAGCAAGCGGTGAATCAATATCAGAATCTGCTTCTACTGGCGTCACATCAGTTGTCCCGAATCTTGCCCGTGTGATTGGCAAAGCGTATGTCACATCACCAAATAAATGCTTAATAAATAGATTAAGCCCGTGATTTGAGGCGGTAGATACTGTGTTTTCTATCCAATCAGTTTCGCTTATAAGATTTTTTGTTCCAGCCTCGTGAGTTAGAATCTTAAACTTACCGACTATTTTTGAATTCTTTTTAATTTTTAGAACTTTCATATTATTATTTTACCATAATTTATAATAAAAAACCATCACACCCAAGTTGCTAAATTATATTTACCCTCATCATCTGGGTCTGTGGCGTCCGCATATAAGTAAGGGTGTGCTCTAGTTGTAATTGACTGAATAGACGCACTAACTTCAGAAGTATCCGCAAACTCCATAAGTTCAAGTAAGGTTTCCCCCTCTGTTATCTCGTCTTCTATTTTCAGGTATCGCTGTAAAAACCTTATAATGCCTAGTGTTTTGACAGTTGCTACCTTAACACTCCACTGCCCTTCAAAAGGAGTTTTCATATTCATAGACACGGACTGAATAATAAAATCCTCATCAGTATCACCAACTGTAATCGTAATAGTCTGCCCTGAACGTAATCCATAGGTATCCGTAGTAAAAGAACCCTCCTCAATAGAATCTGCATAGGCTTCTAACTCTACAATACCTCTATTTATCGCATCTTGCCGTGAGGTAAGGTTTGTATCTTTAATCTTAAACTCATATAGACCATATTCAGCGATAGAAGCAATGTCTGGCACTTTTACGAATACTTGGAATAAAGGAATACCTGTAATTTCTACTACATCATCAGCATCAGGGTAGTTACTGTCCTTAAATCTTAAATACTTTTGTTTTGGATTCCAAAATACATCATAATCAGCCTCCTCATCTTCTCCATCAATACCAACAGTTAAATCAGTGTCGCCTACGATACGCACTCGTGTAAGCGTGGAGTATTTATAAGCCAAAGGGAATTGCTTTTGCTCTCCGTCAGCGACATAGGATTCAGAACGGGATTCACCTTCATATTCTCCACCGATAACATAGATTTGATTTTTGAGTTGTGAAAAGTCTTGAATTATTTTAAGTGATTCCCAAGCGTGATTACCACCAGTTTCTGTAAGATTAAAAGGTGCTACTTCCTCGTTTTCAGCAAAGAAGTGAATGTCTTTATCGGCATCTACATACCAAGAATATTTCAATAAGTCAGCTATGGTTTCAATACATTGAGATACATTTAGGCGATTAAAGGTTACTTGGGAGATGATAGGGTGGTCAAATGGGTATTGTTTGCCAGCATCAGCATTATAAAGTTCGGATATTTCGTCTGTAGTTAATGCTCTATTCCAAACACAAAGTTCATCAATGTCACCATCAAAAGTTGGGCTTGAAGACCCAGCATTATTTCTTGAGCCGATTTCAATATAGTTATTTCCAGCATATGATAAACCTGTCCAAGTAGTTGTTTCCTCTAATACGTCATCTATATATAATTTTATAGATGAACCATCATAAGTTCCAACAATATGATGCCATTCGCCATCATTTATAATAGTAGTTGAGCGACCCGCATCCCAATCAGTCCCTTCAACTAACCCAGTATTTTTTGCGACTAAAATTACACCAACTCCACTAGTTTCAATTCCTAAAAAGAAACCAGCTCTATTTGTGTTTTGAGAATAAGACTGAAAAATGATACCAGTAACTCCTAATATTGCTGAAGTTTTTACCCAAGCACTTACGGTAAAAGCATCTGGTTTAAGTGCTTCAGTATCAGTGATTGCTATTTTGCTAGTAGAGCCATTAAACACTCCACCCGTATTTATTTTACCAGTAGAGTAATTTATATCAGTATCAGTCCCGTCATTATCCGCAACTTCGTCTGTGGAATCACCATCTAATTTATAATAAGCCACTCTGCCCTCTAATATCGTGCTTGGAACATTATTGTCAGTAAAATCTGGGGCGTATTCAGATATTAAATCGTCTATGATTTCCTTAGGTGTTTTGTAGTTATAGCGTTCACTCACTAGCTCTCGGTTAAGATATTGCGAATAATCTTTACAAGTTATTTGATATTCAGAGTAGCCTTTACGCATTTGAGTTTCTACCTTGACAATAACACCACCAAATATTTTAGTGGAATCATAATAAACCTCAATTTCTTGATTAAGTAATGGCTTAAAATCACGACACTCGAATGAACAGATATCTACTTGCTGATTTATGTAGTCAGTTATGCGGAAAGTGTTATATAAAATCTGTTCCATTCGCCAGACATCATTTATTTTTATTGAAACACCTTGAATGATAGGCGTGGTATAGGCGACAGTTGTACCATAACTAATCCCAAGCTCATTAACCGCATAAGCCCTTACTCTGTAATCTAATTCGGTATCAAGTCCGTCAATTAAGAGTGAATATGAACCCTCGGCAAAGCTACCGTCTTCATAGACGATATTGTCAGCAATAGTCGGGTCGCCAGAGCTGGCTTGTTTCCAACAGAAGCCTCTACGAGTGACTGTAAGGTCACCAACATCAATAATGTTACCGTTAGCCATACCCTGTTTCCATAACGGTTCTGTGACTGCGTTTGTGGTGACTGTGGGAACTGATTTAATAGTAAAGAATGAAGCTGGGTCGCTTTGGTTGGTGTATTCGGCTAATATTTGACTATCCGATTTTATGCCAGCATATACTTTAGTATCTCCGACCTTACCCTGAAAAGGAACAGCCTCCCCGTGACCTGAATTACCCCATTGTAGGTCTCTATCTCCATAATCAACATAAATAATATCTGAACCTATGCTTGTTATCCTTTGTAAAACTCCATTTTGATAAAGTTTGATATAACCATTTCCACTAATAGGGTCTGGGTGATATATAGCAACAAGTTTATACCAGTTTACATTATTTATATAATTTGCTAAAAGGTTAGAAACTATGAAAGCAGGACCACCAATATCATTCATTCTTCCTGTAATAAAATCAATTCTACCAGCAATTCCTGTCTTAAATCTCCAGTTGAAGTGACATAAAATATATGCAAGTGATGTTATTGTATTTGCTTTTAAAAATAATTCATAAGTATGGTCGCCAACTTCTCCGATAGCAGGTGAGTTATCTACCTCAATTTTATATTCAACATCAGCACTATCTAATTCATAGGCATTGTCAGCGTTGCCAAATCTATCAGTTGTTAGAGTGGCGTTCGCTGTCTTTTGTATTGTGCGATTATTAACAGAGCTATCGTGTAATACTCCGTTTAGATGGGCTACCAATTCATAATCTGTCCACACATTATCACTTCCATAAGTTGAATTTCTTGCGGGCTCTGTTGAAGTTCCGTCAATTTCAATAAACACTTCGGTATCATCAGCAATAGACGGCACTTTGATATATAATTCTCCTGTCTCGGTAGCGGTTACACACGAAACAACCTCACGAGGAAGTGGGGTAGTTTTAGCTAGGTCGGCATAGGCACGGATGTCACCACCGCCATTGGTAACTAAAGCCCAGAAGCGGTCTGGCATATTAGCCAAGTCAATATAAGCTGGAAAGTCAGTTAGTGTTCCGGTTATCTTTCCGACATTTACTTTTACTTTAAATAATTCTGCCATATTATAATTGACTTTGTAATTGTAGTTTTTCTACAATTTTATTCCCGATTTCCTCGGCTACATCTTCGGAGAGAAAGTTACCGTTTAGATTTATAGTAATAGAGCCACCACCCAAGTTCTTAGGGTCTTTTGTGGCGATTAAGTAGTCATCTGGGTGGGTGGACACAACATTTCCATTAGGTGCAATCACGGCATCATTTACTTTGGTTATTTTACCCATATTCCTATTGATTTGACCCGATGTATTTGAACCACGAACGGCATCAATAGCGACAGCCAGTCTTTTATAATACTCAATTTCCTTTTCAATAGTTTGAGCTGTAGTCATTAGGTTAGTAGCCATACTTTCAGCGTGTCGTTTTTCAGCAGACTCCATTTGTTCTTTAATGAAAGTAGTTTTTTCTTCGTATAAAACCTTTTCTTCTTTTTGAGCTTTCTTAACTTCTGACATTTGATTTCTAAGAGTAGACATTTTCTCATTGAATTCCTGTGTCGCTAAAGCCCTGCGAGAGTTATACTCTTCAATAGCTCTTTCAAGGTCTGTAAGTCCAGCTACTCGTTTAACTTCGGCTATTTCATTAGCAAATTGTTCGGTAAAGGCAACATTCTCCTGTTCGGCAAGTAAGCGAGTATTCAATTCGTTTCGCAACTCCTCGGCTTTTTTCTTTTCAACTTCACCAGCTAATTCCTTTTGGATTTCAGCAATTCTTTCTTCATTAGCCACTATTTCCTCTGCCATAGACATACGGTCAGATTTTTCACCTTTAGCGAAAGAAGCATTAAGAGAGTTCATTTCATCTCTAATACCTTTAATCTGGTCTTTAAATTTAGCGACAGCAGAACTATGGTCTTCACCTAAATCAAATAATTGATCTTCAAGTTTTTCACCAAATTTAGCATATTCACCAGCGAAATCATCAAGAGCTTTAGCTAGTTCCTCTTTTTGTTTTTTAATCTCGTCTGGGTCTGGCAAACCAAGTGTATTATCATCTTTATTATTGCCAAGTTTTGATAAATCAAATCCTTTTCTAAGTTCTTCTAATCCTTCTAAAGAAACTAATTTATCCATTTCTTTTTGAAGTTGTTCGGAAGTATTACCAACATTTGTTACGGCTTTATCCCAAGTTTCAGCTAATATTTCTGCATATATTTCTTGTTTTTCTAATCCTGCCTTGCCTCCTTTAGTAGCAAGTGTCCAAACTTGGTCTAACATAGAAGCTATACCTATACCAGCCGTTTCTATAACAGGTTTAATACCTCCAGTTACTTGTTTGATTGAGCCTAGTGTTATATTTATCAAAGCAGAAAGCCTATACATTGAATTACCAAAAAATTTCAACATTTCACTACCATCATCTCCAACTGTAATAAAATCAATGAAACCGTCTTGTAGATTTTTTAAACTGACAGATAATTCTTTACCAATAGCTGTATTAATATCATCTATCTTCATTTCAAAATTCTTCATAGCACCTTCAGTAGTCTTAGTCATTTCTTCGTTTACTCCTTTGTAAGTTCTACCAAGTATTTCATTGAACATTGCTAATCTTTCAGTCTCTGTACCTGTCTCTAAAACTTGTTTCTCATAATCTGAAATAACAAAACCCTGCTTTGTTAACAGTTCTGTATTACCTTGTAAGGCTTTACCAAATCCTTGGGCGGCGTTCACAATTTGTTCAGAAGAAACTGATACACCATATTCAGCTACTGCATAATCTAATAATGCCGGAGTAAGCTCTTTAATAGCATTAATAGACATATCAAAAGTAGCTAACTTAGCTTGAGCTGAAGCTATTACTTGTTTGTCTACTACTCCAATATTTTCTAAGGCTTGTGCTTGTTCGTGTAATACTTGTATTTGCTCTTTAGTTGAGCCAGTAGCGTTGCTTACTATTTTCTCTAACCTTGCTTGAGACTCTTCTAATTCATTGAACTTAGCAATAGAATTCATCGCATAGCCCCAAGCTTTATATACCGCTGTAACACCACCTACTGCACCTACTAGTTTCTTAAAAGACATTTGAGCTTTACCAGCTTCTTTAGCAGAACTTTGTAATTGTTTATCAATACCATTTAGCTTTTGGCTAAACTCATCTCTCATCGAAACAATTATGGCAAGTTCATTAGTATTCATTATCTTTTTTTAAGTTTCTTAATTTCGTTTTGCTCGTGTTTCCTTTGATAATAGAGTATGTCTAGGTAAGCACTCACATCGCCCTCATCCATATCTCTAATTTGGTTTGGAGTCCACCCGTATTTATCAGAGAGCATTTCCATTATCACAATATCACTAGCCCCTTTCTGCCCGATTACTTCTCTGGAGTCAATTTTGTATTTTTTTTTTCGTCTATTTCGTTTAGAGTATTGACTAGCTGTGAACCATCTTCATCTTCTAACTCCATAACCCAATTCTTTGAAAATGGAATCTTGGTTTTATCCTGACGGATTTCTTTTATAGCAAATTCAAACCTCTTTATTTTAGAAGCAAGTAATGACTCTGCCGAAATAGCCCCAGATGTGGGGTCTATGAGAGTAAAACGAATTAACTCCCTTTGACCCCACTTGAGCTTATCTTCAGACATATCAACTTCCCATTTTGTAAGTTTTAGTGTTTTCATATCATTTTTTAGCTACCAACTACATAACTCTCGGTAGTATTTGTAAGCACAATCTGACTTGCTTTACTATCGGTAGTATTTAAGAAAGCCTTAAATGTTATTTCTTCGGTAGATAAATCATCGCCAGCAGAAGTCCTATTCCAATCAGTCAATTGTAGCTTGTAAATTGTAATGGCAATTTTAGGATGCTTTCCGCCTCCCAAATCCGCCTCTCCTTCAATTACAATACTTGCATACTTGAAACTATCACCTTCATACATATCCTTAAGGGTTTCATCAGTGAAGTTTCTAGTGAAAGAACCCTCAATCATAAAGGTCTTGTTATAGATATTATCTGGTGAATAAGAACCGAATACCCAATCAGCTTCGGCATTGGAATTAAGGGTCAAGCTAATATCTTTTAGTTTCAAAGCGGTAGCACCTGCTAATCCAGCTTCGGTATCAGCCATCTTAACGGTAATATCCCTACCTACGAAGTCATATTCAGTATCAAGAGCTGGTAATGCTGAAGTATCATCTACCCCCTCTTTTCCTAAGAATGAAGCACTAAAACGAACATAATCATCGGTGGAAGCAGTAATTTCCAAAGTGGAGATAACACCACCAGCGACTTTCTGTTGTCTGACATCGGCATCTTGAACGAATAGCGTTAGCGTATCGTGCAAAATAGTCTGGTCTAGGGTAAAGGTGTGGGCATAGGCATCACCATCGGCTTGGCTACTTACTGAACCATAAAGATTTAGCAAGAAATAACCTAATACATCAGCGTGCAATACACCTGATACATCTCCCTCTGACCACCTTTTAACAGTTCTTACTCTCTCGGCATCTTCTAGACGACCGAAAGTAGAGTCATCAATAACTCTTTCGGCTCGTGGAATAATATTACACTCCACTTTTCTAACTGACTTAATCGCTGTGGTTTCGGCAACACCACGAACTTCTTCTGGTGCTACTGCGAACGACACGCTTCTTCCAATGAATTCCAAAATTATACTTTTGATACTGACACTAATCTCATTAAATATGGTCTTAGTCGTTTCTCTTTGACTGCACCTTGTGGGTGATGGTCGTGGCATAAAGTGATGCCATTATTAACTTGATAACGAAGTTCTGGATATTCAGCCCATCTTAAAATGTGATGTGCTTCAATCCGACTTCCTGAACTACATATACGACATTTGTAGCCATCCCTCTTATAAACTAATATCCTCCATTCCTTATGTAAGGCATCCTCTCTTCTATCTAGGTAAGTCTTAACCTTACTTCTATCTTTAATATATCTATATTTCTTTCCTATCATAAACTTACTATGCTCTGGGTTTCTTCTACCTTTAAGTGTCTTGCTAATAGATATTTTAGAACATTCTTTTGAACATACCTTACCTTTACCTGCAACTAACTGGTTATATCTAGCCCTGAATTCTTTTCCGCACACGGCACATCTTTTTATTACAGATGGTCGCCCGTGCCCTCTAATACAGAATTTATTTTTATAACATCCTAAGCATTTAGCATTACAAAAGAATTGTTTTGTAGTGGATTTTTCTATCCTATATCTTGGTAAATATATTTCTTTACCGCAAAACTGGCATTTAACATACTTACCGTTTCTTCGTAAAGATACTTTACCTATTTTATCCTTGTCAGCACATTTTTTAGAACAAAATTTTGCTCTTTGTTCTGCATAAGGATATGTTGTAAAAGAACTATTGCAATACTGGCACTTCTTAGTAATCATATGGTTATTCATTTAATGGGGCTGGTCGGGAGAATAACCTCCCAACCACTTACGTCCGTCAAACCCCAGCTACTAATTCTAACTACTTAATTATAGCATTTTTCTTGCTACTTCACCACTATATATCAGTCAATGCTTTGACTTCAATAGTGATGTTTAAATAAACATACCCTCCCGACTGCTCTTGTGTGTATTCTTGTGAGCCATTTATTGCCCTTGCCCATACCCTATGCCCATCGACCGTGCCATAGTTCCAATTTTCGTCTATTTCAGCCACTACCTTATCTGTCATTTTCGGCAAAGCGTTGCTATATAACTCTTTTACAGTAGTTCCTGAAGTGGAATAGACTACTGAAAGATTAAAAGTATAGATTTTGAAGTTGTCCTTGCCTGTATTAAAGCTATTCTCTGAAAAACCTGTCGGATAGAATATCATAGCTGGGTATTTAGACGGATTTCCTTGCAAGGGATAATTAAATACCTCTTTGATTTGGGTAATCTCTCTCATAAACTCCGTCATTTTGTCTAGTATTTGTTTTTGCATATTATTTTTTAGCTAGTGCTTCTACAATATCTCTTAAGAACCTTTGCTGATAAGCTCGTATATTTGGTGACATAGCTTCTTTTATGAACGAGAGCCACGGACGGCTGGACATCTTGTAAGTCCCACCGTGAACGTATTTAGCATAAGGTGCTTTTGCTTCATTAACCCAGATTTTAGATTCAAAAGGCTGTATTTCTTTATTATGTGACTTCCTTAAATTACCCCCTCTTACAAGCGAAACGGGCACGCCACCGCCATTACTTCCCAACCTCCACGGTGGAGTATTGTTTATCCCTCTCCATAGCGTATTTATACTATCTCGCATAAAGACTAAAGCCCCCTGTTTTACTTTAGCTGGGTTATTATGAATTGCTCTCTTTAAACTGTCAAAATTGATTTTAACTTCCATATTCTTCGCTTTCTTCGCACACTAACTCTAGGTGCATATTACTACCAACCGAGTCATTATTTTGAATCTCCTTAACTGTATATTTCTTAGTTCCGTCATCTATTACATCACCTTGCTTAATATCAGTAGCTGGGTCTGTCCATACAGAATAAGTCTTGGTAAAATTAAGGTTTAGATATTGGGCTAATTTTGGACTTATTTGCTGTATGTGTCCATTAAAAGTTCCAATCTCTAAAGGTGCTGAACTAGAAAATCCATCTTGGTCTGTCTGCCAAGTTCCTCGGAATACTGTGAAAACTGTCGTGTAAAATTTGCTTATCATTAAATTAAAATTACCCTTCTCATCTCTACAATACTCATCGCTTTTTTATAGTCATCTTTCTCCTCTTCGGTTTTATAGGCAACAGAGTAATTACCTATTTTCTCACTCTCTATTTCACCCTCTTGATTAGTTTGATAGCGGATAATACCAGCGACAAAAGTAGCAACTGCAAACTTAATATCTTCTGGCACCTCTGTTGCGTATCCAAACGCCCCCGTGACCTTAATGTTTTTAATACCTCTATCCCAGCAATTATCTTTTCTGATGAGTTTTGTTATTGGGCTAGAATTATATGGGTGGGTAATATAATCTGTGACTTCTTCAAAGTTTTCGCCATAATCTTCGCCAATTTCTACTGTTTCAACTGCCACAGCCTCACCTATTCGTAAATGAGCAGAACCATTACCATCAAAGTATCTAGTGGTGGGATAATCTACTGGGTCTGATAGCCACTCTCTGTTAGTCATTAAAGCCACCTGATTAGACATAGCTTCAATATACTTTTCGGCTTGTGATACATAGGTTTCAGCAACCTCTACAAGGGCTAAGTTCTCTAATTCGTCTATTGTGATATATTGTTTGTCCATATTATTTTTTTAGTAATTGCTCTAGTAATGTTTCAACTTTAGTGAGAGAACGAGTGGTTTCAATTGCAAACATTTGATTATCTTGAATGTGTTTATCTAAATCACCCTGTAATGTGTGAATATGATTATCTCGCAAATTAACGACTGTCTTCTCTAGGTTTATAAATTTGTTATCAAATACAGCATCAGTTATTTCACTTCTCTCTTGCGGCTTCTTAAAGTAAAGAAAAACTGCGAATACTACCCCTAATAATGTTGCTACTTGTAAGATAAAATCTATTGTCATTATTTTTTAATTATTTTACTATCATTACTCTTAATCTGCATATCTCGCATTTGAGATACTAAAATTAAGTCAGGCTCATTAAGCATAATATTTGAATAAACTTTTTTACCTGTCTTTTTATTTTTGTATATAAACTTTGCCATATTTGGTGCTTATACCTACCCTCTAGGTCAACCTAAAGGGTAAAGTAAGTATCAAATACTAGGAACCTGCCTGAACTTCTAATCTAACGCACGCTGTTGGCAAAATAGTTAGGAATCCTACTCTGGTTATCCAGCGGATAGCCTCTCTATCCGTGGTTATGAGGTTTATGTCAGCATTACCTGCTACATTTCTAATTATACCAGCATTGAATCTTTCAGCCGAGATAGCGTTCTTGTAACCCAAGATGGTGGTCTTTTTCAAATCACCATAAAGCATTACAGTATCGCCAGCACCAGTTGCAGAGTAAGTTGGCATAACTTCAACAGTTACGAGTGGCTTACCTAACAAAGTTGCTAGACCTGCATTATTGATAGGGTCAGCATAGACATAACGTCCATCACCGTCTTTCAATAAGCGAGCCTTTGAACGCCAAGTGCGGTGCATATAGAACTTAGCACCAGCTTGAGCTGATTCAGGTAGCATATCCATAAGGTCATACAATTTCTCAACTGTAAGAGCTGATGGGGTAGCAATATCAACCTCTGGAATAGTGGTTTCAAAGCACAAACCTTTGAACTCACCATTAGTGGTATCTCCTGAACCTTCACCAACGAAGAATGCTTGGTCTTCAGCTTTCGCTAAAGCTTCAGCAACTCGGGTAGCAATAAAGCTAAACAAGTCTACTTCTTGGTCTTCAATCAATTCTCTAGTAAGAGCAACGATTGCACCCAATTTCTTGAGTTTCAATTCCTCTTGAGAAAGAATGATTTGAGTTGAACCGATAGCATTACCTTCAGCAACCCAAGCAACTGACACGTCAGTAGCCAAAGCATTTGCCTCATAGGCATTCTTTGACAAAGGAGTAGTGAAGAACTCTCTTCGTGCTACACCATACTCCGTAACCAAATGTCGGATTTCTGCTGATAACTCACTATCAACAACATAACCAGCGTAAGGGCTACCAGTCTTATCGGTAGTCATTTCCTTAGCCTTCACATCGTTTTGGTCTAACAAAGCTCGTGAGAAATCTTTCAAATAAGTATTCATCTTAGCTCTCTTTGCTTGCACCTCATCGGCATAAGCACCAGCTTTAGACTGAATAGCCTCCTTTTGAGACTTCATATAAGCTTCTATGTCGCTTTTAATACCTGCGACTGCGGTGTCAAGGTCTGCCTTAATAGCACCCTTAACTTCTGCGGAGGTTTCTTTGAAAGCCTTCTCCACTTCGGCTTTGACATCACCTTCTTCAGGCTGTCCTTCTACCTTTACGTCTACTTCAGATGCATCGCCTGCATCTTTAAGCATAGCTTCAAGGTCTGCTTTTTTTATCTTCATTTTATTGATAAAATTAGCTAATAAACACGAATCCCCCAGAAAGGATTAAATACTGGATATATCGTATTAAAATAAATTACAATGTTCTTATCGCTTTCAACGCTTTCTCTCTCTGCGAATACATATTGCTCTTATTCATATCTCGTAATGCTTGAGCAATACTATTCAAAATAAACTTCTGTTTATCTATCTTTAAGGTTGTTTCTACAACTGTCTCAATTGAAGTTTCTGGCTTAATTTCTTCCTCCGCTACTTCAATATCTTTTTTGGTTTCTTCTGCTATCTTTTCAAACAAAGCACGGGCATTAGCAGGGACAGATACCATAGAGATTTCCAATAGTTCGGACTTGGTTATTTTATTAAAGTCTTTCTCATCAAATTCCATAGGAATAAAACCAATAGATGAAGCATTAAGGAATCCAGCTTTAGCAAGTGCTTTAGCCAAAATACCCTTTGGATTCATTTCAGCAAACACTACATCACCCTTTAATTTGCCCTCCTCAATACGGATATTCTTCATTTTTCCTATAATATGCTCAATAGAATCATAGTTATGAGAATCTAATACAACTGGGTTTTTCTTATACCATTTAAGGTCAAAATCTTGCACAACTACATCTCCGTGGCGGTCTTCATCATCGGTGGAGGCTATCATAGTCATTACTTCATCATCGTTTTCACCTTTTTCCACTTTAAACTCACATTTCGTTTCAAAACATAGCCCATCATATTGGCTTTTTACCTTAGCCCAAAGTTCGGAGATATTAGATACTCCTTCTTCGGCACAACTCTTATCTGTTATTTGAAAATATTTTCTAGACATTTGTATTATTATATCATATTAAATTATTAAAGACTACATTCGCAATTACAAATTTCATCTGCACCAAAATTAGGGTCTTGTGGAGAACGCATACCATTACTAAAATATCCATTCGTTGGCACTTCTTCACCATCAAGAGCTTGGTGTCCATCTCTTACTCCGCCTTTTATCCCAGGACTCCATACCCATACCTTAGTTGCAATACCTAACTGCTTATATCCGTCTAATTTAGCTTGTTGAGTGGCAATTCCTATTTCTGTATTAGCAATAGTTCTAGCTCTACCCTCTCTTATATTGCTAAACAACTCTTTAATTGAATCTACAAGCTCATTTAGGCTTTCACCAGAAGAAGTCCAAGATTGAAGTCTATCCGTAAGCTGTCCAGCAGTTGTTTCGTTTACCTTTCTAGCCCAGAAATCAAAGCGATTAGATAAAGCAGACTCTAAAGATGATGAATATACAAAGTTATGCCCTGTATTAAACATTTCATAAATATCTTGCCCTGCCTCTTTGGCTATTTGTTTGATAGTTTCTAATAGTGGCATAGCTAGTTTAATCTCTAACTCTTCATCAAAGATTTCATTGGTGTTCATCTTCACAGCCTTTGTTTTAGAGCTTCCAAGCCTCCCTAGCACACGATTCTTCTGTCCTGTGAGGTATTTATCAAGTTCGGTATTAAAACGCTTCTCACGCTGTTTTAGCGACTTCTGGTGGTATAGTAAATACTTCTCTCGGTGTTCTTTATTTTTTAGTGGGTGGACGAATAATGGTTTAACTGATTTTACTTCTTCCTTAGCTGGCTGGGTATTTACTGGTTTCTCTACTTCATCTCCGTTCTTAACTGGTTCTAAGCCTAGCATATCTCTTTTCTCATTAAGCGTAATAGCACCAACTCGGCTTGCGGTTTCAAGTGTTTTAAGTTTCTGCTCTACATCTTCAGGGGTTGGGTCAATATAACTAATTTCAAGGTCTTTAGGGGCTAATTGCCAGTCCAATAAGTTCACAAGCTCATCAGCTAATGGTTTGATAGTTTCTCGTAAGAATATCCTATAAGCAATATCAGCATTGGCGAATGTATCGCCCGATGTAAGCCCCAGAATAGATTTTGGCACCCCAGTTGCAACAGCAAGGTCATTGATAGTAAGTTCCTTACCTTGAATAAAGCCTATTTCGTCTGGCGTAAGTCCAACTCTTTCAAATTTAGCATCTCCGCCCAAAAATAAAGGTCGTTTAGCGTTCTTTGCTTCAGCATACTCCTCTCCATAACTTGATTTAAGAACGTCTAATTGCTCTTTGTTAAGCAAATTCTCAAATGAAAATACTGCATCTACACTTCCTCCATTTCTTAATACAGCGGTCTGGTAAATAGACAACTGATTATCAAGGTCAATAGAATAACCAGCACTTTGAAGTAAAGATACGCCCTCTGTTGGTTTCTTGGGGTTAGGAATACGCCAATAAATAACCTGATTAGCCAAATAAGTCTTTTTCTCACCTGTAACAAAATCGCTAACCTCATAAGATTTAACTTCATTGTTTTCATATTTAATTTGCATACCAGCGGGGTTTAGTAATTCCAGCTCGGTAATTTGCTGATTCTCTTGGAATACTGCCTCATTGGTTTTCTTTAATATTAAAGCACCGCCACAATCACGATATAGTGTGGCTAACTTCCAGAAGGTATCACCCGTCATCTTTGGATTTGGTCGGTCTAATAGCTTATTAAGCCAATGATTTTCTGGTAATTCTACTGGCTCTTTTCCTTTTTCACTTACTTTATAAGCCTTAAATTGAATTTGCCCAACCTTATCGGCTCTCTTGGCTAACCCCCTATTTATGTAAAGTGAGATTTCGTTTATATCTAAAGACTTCTTAGAATTGATAACTGTATCGCCTTGTAAATTGATAGACTTGTAAAGAGTGTATTTATCGGCACTCTTTTTAAATAGGTTTTTGATTGATTTAAACATTTTATTTGTATAATTATATCACG